AGCTACTGCCACCACGCTGGGCAAAGACAGCTCCGGCAACGGCAACAACTGGACGCCCAACAACCTATCCGTCACCGCTGGTGCAGGCAACGACAGCCTCGTAGACGTTCCCACTAATGGCAGCGAGGTTGATACGGGAAGTGGGGGGCAGGTAAGGGGAAATTATGCGACACTGAATCCACTGGATTGGTTTGTATCCTCTGGCACTCTCTCCGAAGGAAATCTTAAATGGGTTTCTCAGACTACTGGCGACTTTGCTAACCGTGCAACAATCGCAGTTAGAACGGGGAAGTGGTATTGGGAAATTACCGCTGACAGCGTTGGGGCTGGAGGATGCCAAGTGGGAATTGCAAAGACTTCAACGTATTCACAGTCATCCGGCCTCGCTCTTTACCAGGCGAACAACGGGAACAAGGTCATTGACAACTCATCAACAAGCTATGGAGCAACTTGGGTTACGGGTGATGTAATCGGTGTTGCCTACGATGCGGACGCTGGAAAGATTACTTTCTACAAGAACAATTCTTCGCAGGGAGAAATTACATTGTCTGGCTACGCGGGGATAGATGTCTCTCCCGTCGTCTGGGATGCTTCAAGCCTTGCATTCACACTTACACTCAACTTCGGCCAACGCCCCTTCGCCTACACCGCCCCCAGCGGCTTCAAGGCGCTCTGCACGGCAAACCTGCCCGCCCCAGTAGTCACGAAGCCTTCGACGGTGATGGATGTGAAGCTCTACACGGGCAATGGTGGGACGCAGACTATTTCGGGGTTGGGGTTTAGCCCCGACTTTTTATGGTTCAAGGCAAGAAGCATTGCGTATAGTCACGCTTTGTATGACACGGTGCGCGGCTACACAAAGAGTTTGGTCAGCAATTCAACTGTCGCAGAAGGGACTGAAGCCGGAGGATTGTCGGCCTTTAATAGTGATGGGTTTAGCTTGAACGGTGAAAACACCGTTTATGGTTCCACTAACACAAACGGTCAGACTTACGTCGCCTGGGCCTGGGACGCCGGCAGCTCCACCGTCACGAACACATCAGGCTCCATCACTTCTAGTGTCAGGGCTAACGCAACGGCGGGGTTCTCGATTGTTACTTGGACGGGTACAGGTGCTAGCGGAGGAACTATTGGTCATGGGTTAAACGCTGTCCCTGAGTTCATGATTTGCAAGTCAAGGACGATTGCCTATGGATGGGTTATTTACCACAAGTCACTCGGTGGCCTTGCTAAATACTTGCTCTTTGATACCGATGCTGCCGGCACTTTGGCTAACTATTGGGGTACTACAGCTTTCACCAGTAGTGTCTTTAACGCATCTCCCTATGCAACATCTGGAGCTAATAGCGGGAGCATGGTCGCCTACTGCTTCGCCCCAGTAGCCGGGTACTCTTCTTTCGGCAGCTACACCGGCAACGGATCGAGCGATGGTCCGTTTGTGTTTACGGGAATGCGCCCGAGGTGGATCCTCTTCAAGAAGTCGAGCGGCACTGAGAACTGGCGTTTACATGACACAGAAAGGTCAACTTACAACGCAGCTCAATCTCTTCTATTCCCGAATCTTTCCAATGCAGAAACGACAAGCTCTGAATATGCAGTTGATATATTAAGTAACGGTTTCAAAATACGCACAAACGTCGCAGGATCGTTAAACGATAGCGGTGCCACTTATGTATACGCCGCCTTCGCGGAGTCGCCAGTTAATTACTCCCGCGCCCGTTGACCCCACAAGTGAACAAGCCTTCTCCCCCCGCTAGCCTCACCTTGGAGCCCTGACGACCATGTTCATCTTCCACGGCCAACCCCTGAGCCCCGACGTGGCGTTCACCGCCACCGACAGCGATGGGCAGTTGATTCAATTCCCCGCGAATTGGCTTCGCTTATCGACGCCAGAGCAACGCGCAGCTATCGGAATCACAGAGCAGGCTGACCCCCCAGGTTGGGATCAGAGGTGGGCATGGGGCTATGACGCTGACGGTCATCTCATCTGGAAGGACCACACCCAACTCGTTGAGCAGTGGGTGGCCCAAACCCGCACCACCGCCGGCACGCTCCTGGTCCCGAGCGACTGGCTGGTGATCCGTGAGCAGGACAACGGCACTGCTGTGCCGACCGAGTGGAAGGACTGGCGCCAGGCCATCCGCATGGCTACCGGCGACAAAGTGGCCGCGATTGAAGCCACCACCACCACTGAAGAGCTGGCGGCCTACATCACCGGGGCAGACTATCCGGTGTGGCCTGCGGATCCAAACCAGCCGCAGCCCGAGTCTCCGGTGGAGGACACCATCTCGTTTGAAAGTGGCGTCACCAGCGGGCAGATCGTGATGTAGGCACCTTCACTACTATGCGCTTGTTCCCGCTCTGCACTGCATCGGGCTGAAGGCTCCGCTACGGCGGGGCCTTTGTTTTGCCGGGCAACTTAGAGCAACTGCTCGGCCATCATGACGCCAGAGGAACTTGCGGGCCTAGCCATTGCCTTACTGGCTGGCTCCGAGCTGCTCAGCTACATCCCTGGCGTCAAAGCCAACGGTTGGGTGCAACTGGTGCTGGCAGCCCTTCGGGGTATCGCCGCCGCTGCTCAGGTTGAGCAAAACAACAAGCGCAAGCGCCGCTGAGTCATGGTCGAAATCGTCGCTGCTTTGGCAGGTGCTGTCCTAGCCATTGGGGCAGGCGGCGTTGGTTCCTTTATGCGCAAAGACGAGGAAGCCTCAAAGGCTGTGATCCGCCTGACCGCCGCTGTGGAGCACATTGCTGGTGAAGTCAGCCTGCTGCGCACAGAGATCAAGGAAGACCGGCAAGAGCTATACCCCCGCCTCAACGCGATTGAACAGCGCCTGGCTGTGCTGGAGACCAAGATATGAGCATCATTCAGCTGCGCGATGCGGCGAAGCACTTCAAGCAGCTGCCTCATCAACTCGCCGCTTGGGACTGGCTGCAGGAACACCTAGACGCTGACACGCTCAAGCAGTTCGCGGAGCTATATCGCGCGGATCCGGCGATCAAGCAACCGCTGCCGCCGACCTGGCTGGCACCAAGTCTGAAGATCATCCGCGAGTTTGAAGGCTGCAAGCTGGAGGCCTACCGCTGTCCAGCTGGTGTGCCCACCATCGGCTGGGGCACCACACGGCTGATGGATACGCCGGTGCGCATGGGCGACAAGATCAGTCAGGCCCTAGCGGATGAGCTGCTGCAAAACGAGGTAGAGAACCTCTTCGGCCCTGGCGTGCTGCACCTGCTGCCGCTGGCCAAGCAATGGAAGCCCAATCAGGTTGGGGCCATCATCAGCTTTGCCTACAACCTCGGCCTTGGTGCTTTAGAGGATTCCACGCTGCGCAAGCGGCTGCTGGCTGGGGAAGACCCCTGCACTGTCGTGCGGGAAGAACTGCCGCGCTGGGTGCATGCCGGCGAAGCTGTGCTGGCCGGGCTAGAGCGGCGCCGCGCTGCGGAGGTGGCCCTGTTCTGCGGTGATCAGCGTTTGGGCGTGCCTGCACAGCAGAAGCCCAACACACCGTTGAAGGTGCCCTACTACAGCCAACGCGATTCCACGGTGGCGGGCCAGGCCAACCGGATGTGCTTCTCCAGTAGTTGCGCCATGCTCGTCTCCTTCCTGCGGCCGGGTGTGATCACCGGTCCTGCGGCCGACGACCAATACCTCAAGACGGTGCAGCGCTTTGGCGATACCACCGACGTGAATGCACAGCTCAAGGCACTAGCGCACTACGGCATCAAGGCTCGCTTCAAGCAAGACGCCGGTTGGGATGACCTGCAGCAGCAGATTGCACGTTCGGTGCCGGTCCCCTGCGGATTCCTGCATCACGGCACCAGCGCCAAGCCCACTGGCGGCGGCCATTGGCTCACCGTGATCGGCATCACCAAAGGTCACGTCATCGTCAATGATCCCTTTGGCGAGCTGGACGTGGTGCGCGGCACCTACCTCAACAGCAAAGGTTCAGGGTTGCCCTACAGCAAGGCGAACTGGGGGCCACGGTGGCTGGTGGAAGGACCGCGTTCCGGCTGGTGCATCATCGCCGAGCCATGAGGAACGTGAACATCAGCCAGCGCATTCAACCTGGCCTGTGGAAGGTCCACCGCAAAGACACCGGCGTGGTGGTGTGGATGGCGATGGCCAACGGCATCACCTACCTCAGCTATCACGAGGAGCAAACCCGCCTCTGGCTTAGCCGTGAGCTAGACGATCCAGAACCGCTGGAGGCGGCATGAAAAAGCCCCCGGCATGACCACGGGGGCAAGTTGAACATCCGACCTAGTTTGCCGGCTTGTCATTTCTTAAGCCTTTCGCCACCATCATGCACTCAAACATCACTTCAGCTTGCCAGCGTTGTTGGTGTTCAATGCAGTAACCAAGGCCACACACCCGCCACTTGATCCCATCCTTTGTAGTGACCTGATTGATGACAGGTTCACTCACGGGAATACTTAGCGCAACCTTCTAGGTTCCCGTTATGGCGTGGGGAGAGTGGATGGTGCCCCAGCCAGGACCGGAGCACCTGCTCACGCTGGAACAGCAGCGGCGTGCCGTTGATGGCTACACGCTGCCGCAGGCCAAGGCCATGCTGCTGCGCTTGTGCCAGCTGTCCTTACATCAAGACCTGATCATCCGAGGCGCTACGCGGCGGATCGCAGAGCTTGAATGCACTCTTGCCCTTGCAGACCGCCAAGCTTAAGCCTGAGGGTGGTCATGGCTCGGTTGTGCATCTGCTGGGTGGCCTGACGGCTCACCTGAAGCTCGGCACCAATTTGTTCATAAGGCTTCGGCAGGCGGGTGCTGCCGAAATAACGGCTGCGGATGATGTGCTGGTGCTCGGGGGTCAGATCGTTGATGGCTTCATGCAGAGCATCACTGAACTCTTGCAAGTCATCAAGTTGTCCATCGGTGCTGCGCGGATCAGCCACCACATCCATAAAGTCGCCGTACTTCTCCCCGCCTGGCATCTTCTGATCCAGGCTCAAGACGCTGGCGTTGTGGTTGAGGTAGCCGAGCAGCGTTTGCTTCTGGATCCCGCAATGCTTGGCTACATCGGCCAGCGGTGGCAGCTTGCCATGCTCTCGCAGGTGCAGCTGCATGTAGTCCATCGCTTTGCGCAGCTGATCATTGGCCTGCATCGGCAGGTGGATGATGCGGCTGTGGCGGTTGATCGCCCGCGTGATGCCCTGGCGAATCCACCAGTAGCAATAGGTGCTGAACTTGTAGCCCAGCGCCGGCTCAAACTTCAGGATGGCTGAATCCAAGCCAATCAGACCCTCTTGGATCAGGTCTTCAAGGGTCAGCGTGCCGCTGTACTTCTTGTATTTGCCGGCCACATTGACGGCTAGGCGAATGTTGGAGAGAAAAAAGCGATCACGAGCGCGGCGCCCTTTGTTGATGATGCCCTTCTGCTGTTTGGTCGGCTTATCAGGGTCACCGATGGCAAGCCAGGCCTGCACCTGACGGGCCAGGGTGATCTCTTCGGCAGCCGTGAGCAGGGGATAGCGGCGCGAGTGCTGGATGATCCAATCGACGGAAGTGCCAGGCGTAGCCATTGGCAGCAGTGTGGGGGAGAAATGGCTAGTGTTTGGGCCTAGACCTTTTTTCGAGGGCTAGGCGGAACCGTAGAGGCAGGCTGCGCTAAGGCCGGCACCGCGTGAGGACCGGCCACCTGCCACCTTTTTTGCTCAGACCGTGGCCAGGGTCACGGTGTGCTCTTGGTCCTGGTATTTGCCAGCGCGGTCTTCGTAGCTGACCGAGCAGGGATCGCCTTCAAAGAAGAGCAGCTGACAGATGCCCTCGTTGGCATAGATGCGGCAGTCCGCGCCGGAAGAGTTGGAAAACTCCAGGGTGAGGTGGCCGCGCCAGCCAGCTTCGGCAGGGGTCATGTTGGCGATCACACCCATACGGGCATAGGTGGATTTGCCTAGGCAGATCACCGTGACGTTGGGCGGCACGCAGAGTTTCTCTAAGGCGACACCCAAGCCGTAGCTGTGGGCCGGCAGCACGAAGTAGCGGCCGCGCTCATCGCTCTGCAGCTCGACGTTGCGCAGGTTCTCGGGGTTGAACGCCTTGGGGTCCATGATTGTGCCGGGCACATGCTGAAACACGCGGAAATCAGCAGGTGACAGGCGGATGTCGTAGCCGTAGGAGCTGCAGCCGTAGCTCAGCACCTTGTGGCTGGCGATCTGCCGGATCAAGGTGGGTTCAAACGGCTGGATCATGCCGGCGTCAGCGCGGACGCGAATCCAGTGGTCAGCTTTGATCACAGCAGGGCCTCCCCGCGTGCTTTGCGGGCCAGCACCCATGCGGCAAACGCCACGATCAAGCTGGCGGTTTGGTTGTTGATCGGTGCCGCGTGGGGGTAGCTATCACGCCACCACTCAGCCAGTAGATCTTCAAGCGTCGGCGTTGTCGTCGTCATTGGTTTGAGTGAGAAGGCCGGTGTAGGTGGATTTGAGCGGGTGGCCGTTGGGGAGATCAGCGCGGCCGCTGGCTTCGTAGGCAGCGTCTAGGCGGTCTTGCCGCGCTTGCTGCTCAATCGGGTTGCAGTCGGGGTTCATCAGAAGGGCATCGAATTGGTGGATTCGGCCTTGGCCTTTTGATCGCTCACCGCTAGCAGCAGGTAGTCATTGCCGGCTTTGCTGGTGCGGGGGCGCAGGTTGGCGCGGAGCTGCACGCAGGGTTGGCCTTTGTCGTTGGCGACCGGGTTCTGCGTCAGCGCCCAGTTGTAGAGCTTTTCGATCTCTTCCACCGGCACATCCGACGATGCCCAGTAGGCGCCTTCGGCTTTCTTGTCTTGGTTGCAGGTGAACCAAAGGGTGAAGGCATCAGGGGCGAAATCAGCCATGAATCAGTTGATGGTGGGAAGGTTGAAGTAACGGCGCAGCGCGTCATGCACTGCACCGCTGGGGGTGAGCTGATGCTCATCCGCGTGTTTGCGGATCAGCTTCATCACGTCCGGCCAGAGGTGGGCGCAGACGGCCACGCTTTTGGTGCTGCGGGCGTACCGCCGCCTGGGCGTTACCGGCTTGCGTTCGCTAGCGCTAGTCATCAAGGGCGCACCAGAGGTAGGGCGTGTTGCGGTGGGCATAGAAATCAACAGGGGCAATCGCTAAGCCTTCATCCTGCATGGCGATGAAACTACGCAGTTGAAGCCAGTAGGATTTGACCCGTTCATGCGAGCAAAAGCGGTATTCCGCCGGCACCGCATTGGCTGATTCGGCCCACTGCAGTGACGTGCCGCAAAGTGCAGCAAGGTAGGCGCCTTGGTTATTCCTCAGCAGCCAATAAACCCGGTGCAGATACGGATCGCTGCAGGAGCTTGAGATCTGCGCGGATGCGTTGGAGGAGGACGCGTTTCGCGCAGTGATTGCCGAAGTACGTGAGCCTTGCATTAAATGCAGCTTCTGCATAAACGTCTGCTCCCGCCGATTCAATGCCTTCAATGGCATCGCATACATGCGCGTGAGCAAGTCGGATGTGCTCATCAGGCGGCAACGGCATTTAGCTGCTCCATCAGGAAGTCGCGGTGCGCGGCGGTCTTGATGTAGTCGGCGGCCTTCTTGTCGGGCGGCAGGCTGAACCGCTCTTGAAAGGCCAGCACGATCTGCGCGCGGCGTTCCTCGCTCACCTTGAGCACGGCCTGCACCAGCTCTTGCACCTCAGCGGCACTGAGCTTTTCGGGGTTCGGGGATGCCGGCTTCTTGGTAAGTGGCTTGCTAGCGCTAGCTGGTGCGGGCACGACAGAGGCGGCCTCTTCGCGCATCGGGTTTTCCACCTCCACCCGCGCCCACAGCTCATAGCCCAAGCCAAAGGCAAAGGCTGCAGCGGTGCAGAGGCAGCGGCGGTGCGTGTCGGTCAGCGTCCGCGCTGTGATCCGCTCAAACGCAATCGGGTTGTTGCGGTTGTCCATGCACGCCTGCGGGAAGTCCGGCGTCACCTGATCGCCATTGGCGAAGTAGCCAACGACATAACCGGAGCCATCAGGGGCACGCCACACATGGCCGCCATCGGGTGCGGCGCTAAGGGTGAACTGCCAGCCGGGTGCGTGAACGTGCAGCAGGTGGGCGATCTTCGCCCAGTTCACATAGTCAGCGGCATAGGAGCCGCTGCCCTTGGTGGAGATGTCATCGGGAGAGATGACCCCACCAAGTTGCGGGAAGTCGGTCATGGATGCGGTGGTATCGGGTGCCGCGTCGCTGCAGCACCCTTGCATCCTAGGCTAGCCAACGCTAAGGGTCAAGTCCCTGATCCATCGCCGCTAGTGCATCGGCAATCGGATCGGAGCCGTTGATCGTGATCGCCTCCCATTCGCTCGGCGTCCACTGATGCCAGCCGCTGAGCACGTTGCGCAGCAGGTCGCGCTGGGCGTTGGTCAGGCCTTGGCAGTGTTGCTCCAGCTCCTTCCATGCCACGGCCGGGCTGAGCTGCTTCTCCTTGGCAATCGCCTCAAACCGCGCTTGGTGTTCAGCGCTCAATGCCTTGGCCGCTTCCTCGGACAACGGCTCCGGTTGCTGCAGCCACTCCGGCGGCTCCAGTTCGCCGATGAAATGCGAGAAGAACTCCGTAGCCCGCCATGGCCGGCCGTGGGCGTCAGTGATCGGCTGCGAATCTTTGAGTCGATCCTTCAGGCGCCGGTCGCTAACGCCGCTGTAGTCCCCTTCGGCCACCCGTGCATTGGCCAGCGCCAGCTGGATGAAGGTGAGCGGCTGCGGCTGATCGGTCTTGGCGTTCTGCAGCTTGTTGAAACTCGAATCGCGCACGGCGGGAAAGCCGGCCTGCTCACCCCACTCATGCAGCGTGCTGTGGATCCACCCATTGCGGTTGCACCACGCCGTGAGGGTGCGGCCAAAGCGCTGGCGGGTGGCTAGCGGTGGATGGCTGTAGCGGTCGTGATCCAATGCTTGTGCTTCGCTAGCGGCTAGCCTACCCCTAAGGATGGGCAGCCGCCTCCCCGGCCCTTAGCCGCACGTCCTGCACTGCTCCATCACTCACGACGACCCGATCCACCCACTGCGACAGCAGCCGCCGCGTCTGCTCCGGTGTCCTGGTCATCTCCGCCCACACCTGCGGTTGATCCAGTGCCTCTAAGGCATCGCTCAGCGTGAAGCGGCTGCCGCCATCGCTCACGCAGTCCTGCAACAGCGTGCTCAAGCGCTGCTCCTTGCGCTCAATCACTTCGGCTAAGTCCGCATCCTCCAGCAACCGCAGGTCACTGATCTGGCCCTGCAGCTGTTTGATCTCCGGGCTGAGCCGCTGCTTTAGCCGCAGTTCATCCACCACGCTGCTGTAGGCCAGCAATTCCCGCTTCTCCCACAACCGCTGCAGCACTGCCTCCAGCACGGTCTCCTCCTTGATCCCTTTGTGCGGACGGATCGGGCACACCTCATGGGTGCAGCGCAGATAGATCGGCCCTGGCTGGCGCGGCTGGTGGTAGTGCATCAACCCGCCGCAATGGCCGCAATGCACCAAGCCGGTCAGCACCCGGCTGCGACGCTTGCGAATCGGCGTTGTGGAGCGGACCCGCAGGGACTGCATCACCTGCTGGATCTCCACTTGCTCCTCGTGGCTCACCAGCCCTTCATGGGCGTGCGGGTGAATCTCCTCCACCTCGCCTGGTTTGTTCAGCAGCCGGCTTTTGTTGCCATCGGCGTCCAGCTTCCAGCGGAAGGTGCCATAGACGCGGCTGCCGGCAATCGCTGGATTCAGCAGCCAACGCCGCAGGCCCTCCAGGCTGCGAAACGCCTGCCCGCATTCCTTGTACTGATAGTCGAAGGCATCGCGCAGGCTGCCGCTGGCCAAGAAGTGCTCCACGATCTGCCGCGCCACCGGCGCCGTCTCGGGATCCAGTTCGTAGTTGAGCTTGCCCTCGGTGTAGCGGTAGCCAAACGGTGGTTTGCCCGCTTGGGGCTTGAGCTGCTTGCGGGCATACACCTGCCCGTGATGCACCCGCTCACCGATCAGCTCCGATTCCATCTGCGCCATGCCCATCAGCAAGTTGGCGTAGAAGCGCCCCATCGCCGTGGAGAGATCAATCGACTGATCGAGGCAGATCAGGTTCGGCCAGCTGTCTTGATTGAACAGGCGCAGCAACTTCCCGCCATGCACCGTGGATCGGCTCATCCGATCCATGCGCGTGCAGAGCACCGTGTTCAGCAGGCCCTGGTCGCAGCACTCCAGCAAGCGCTTCAGCTCCGGCCGGTCGTCGCGGGTGCCGGAGGCCACATCCACAAACTCCACCACCGGCTCGCCGAGCTTCTCGGCCTGATCCCGGAGGCGGCTGAGCTGCTGCTCTAAGGCGTGGGCCTGATCCTCGCTTTCGGTGCTGACGCGGGCGTAAATCGCCGTCGTCATCGTTCAATTCGCTCCAGGCTATTCTGTGGCTACAGGCTTAGCCGCGCCAGAGCTGCTTGGCCTGAAACCACAGCCGAAAAGCCGCATGACCACTGCGATCTCAGACCTGACCGCTCAGCCGATCACGCGCAGCACTCTGCTGGAGCTGCTCAGCAGCGACGGCCAGGCCCATGAAAACCTGGGAGCGGGCGTCCGTGAGGCCTGCGTGTGCCTCCATGACGCCCGGAGCTACTACGACCTACCGGCGGTGCTGGAGGAGCCCTTGAGCCGCTTCCGCTGGCACCTCGATCAGGCCTTCGCGGCGCTGGAGGATGCCCGCGAGCTGATCTGAACGGCACGCCCAGTCGAATTGCCACTGGCCCTAGGGAATAAAGCCCCTAGGGCTTTTTGCTGTCTTGACGCGCAGCAGATCTGCCTCGGACTGGCTAATTCGCTCTAGCGCAGTTTATTGTTGTGATTCGCGCTAGTCCCGTTTTGCGACGACTAGCGATTTACACATCCACATGCCATGACCGCTTCCCTTCACTTGGTGTCGCGTCGGCCGAAACGCATCACCATCACCGTCTCGCACGCCGTTGCTGAGCACCTGCTCAGCCGCAGCGACGAGCAGGGCCGCTCCACCAGCAACCTGGCCGCGCACCTGTTGGAGGTGGCGCTAGACGCCATGCAGGGCGATCCACCGATTGAGAAGAAATGGCCACGCCAGGCCTGAGCAGCACGGCCCCGCAAGGGGCCTTTTTCGTGGCGGAGTGCAGCAGTCCTGCAGCGGGTCGCAAGGGACTCGATGACTAGCGCGCAGGACCCTTGCATCACCGGCTAGCGACCGCTAGTTTCTGCGGACGCACCGGCAAACGCCGGTGAATACCGGCAAAACGCCGGGAAATGCCGATTAACACCGGGAAACACCGTGCCACGCATTGAGCTGCGGCTTTCACCAGAGCTGCACGACCACATCTTGAAATACAAGCCCAAAGCTCTGTCGGTGCCTGCGTTCTGCAGCCTGCTGATCGAGCAGTCGGCCTCCAAAACGCTTGACACGTCCATTACTCTGGGAGAACCGAGCGCAGCCGGGTCTCCCTCTACTTTTTATTCTTCTTCTATAGAAGAAGAATTAACAGCCAAAACCAATAAAACCAAGACGCGTGCGCGCGCGTGCGAGGCCGATCCCTACAAGGCCAAAGCGATCAGCGCCGATCTGGTGCCGGCTGACCTGCTCGATTGCCAGCAGCTGTTGCCCGAATGGTGGGCGGTCAAGAAGGGGGTGCGCTCAGAAGGCGTCTGGAGGCGCGTTTGCACCAAGTTGCGTGGGTGGACACCTGAGCAGCGGCGCGAGGCCCTTGAGCGGGCCATAGCGAGCGGCTGGGGCGATGTTTTCGAGCCACCTGCGGCTAGGGCTAGCTCAGGGCAGCCGAGCGGCTACGTGGACTCGATCACCCGTGACCGCATTGAGCGCGAGAAGTTCCTCGCCATGTTCTCCACCACGCAGGAGGCCGCATGATCACCGAACAGGAGTTCGCGGACGTGCTGCAGGCCTTGAGCCGCACGCTGCCCCGCTTCAAGCCATGGGACTCCACCGCCATGGCGTTGGCGTGGATGACCTTCCCCGAGCGGGCCAAGCAGCAGCTGACCCGTGAGGTGTGGCTCTATGCCGCCGGACAGCGCCGCTTGGATCCAGACCCACCGGAAGACGTACCGCTGGACCTGCAGCTACTGAACTACGTGTTCCGCAACGAGAACGGCCGCGCCAACGTGGAGTGGGGCCTAAAGGCCGATCTGCCCGAGCGGATGCAGCGCCCGCATGTTTTCAACCCGCAGCCGGTGCCCGGCCAAGTCGTGCTGCCCCCCGAGCCTGCCGTCACCAACCCGCTGCTGCAGGAGGTGCGCTGGTGAATCAGCTGTTTTTCCCTATAGAAAATGCTACAAGCAAAAACCGTCCTGCTTGGGCTGAAAAGGAAAAGCTTGGTAAACGAGTGAAAAGAGAAGAAGCACGCAAGGCCGGTATATGCATTCAGTGCTTATCAAGCCCTTCGCTGATCCAGAGATTCTGTTGCAGGGAGTGCTTGATGAGCAGAATCATTGGTGAATCTTTTAAGTTTGATAGAAAAAGAAAGATGAAAGGGCTTACAGAGTTGAGAGGAACCTGCTACGTGGATCAATTTGGGCAAGCCAATCGAAAAAAATGGATTGAGGCCGTAAAAGCTAAATGGACAGGCTTCTGTTACTACTCAGGTCTTCCTATTGAGATTGGCAGCACTGCCGGACTTGATCACATGTTGCCGGTATCCCGTGCCGCTGTTTTTGGACCTAGCAAGGTTTTTCATCCCGACAACCTTGTCTGGACAGACAGACGTATAAATATGCTCAAAAGTGATATGACAGCTGACGAGTTCCATTTCTGGCTGAGGAATGATCTCCCGGCTGCTCTTTCTTTGGTTGATCAACGCATCAATGAATCAAAATGACTTACGGACCACTGTTTGACTTCTCTGCTAGCGCTAGCGAGGCTGCCAAGAGTCACGCCATCGCCACGGTCGGCGCCAATGCCGGCACCGAGTTCATGGAGCAGGCAAAAGCCGTGATCCTGGAGCGCCTCTCCGGCACTGAGTGCCTCGCTGAGGAGTTCCGCCGTGTCTGCGAGGACGCCGGCATCAAGCCTCATCACCACAACGCTTGGGGCAGCCTGACCAATCAGCTGGTGAAGGCCGGAATCCTGATCGACACCGGCCGCCTCGGCAAAAGCACCAGCATCCGCAGCCATGCCCGCCGCCAACCGATCTGGAGGGTGCGCTGATGCGGCCAGCCTTTGATCTCAGCAGCGTCCAAGCGCTGCTTCAGCGCGGCATCAATGCGGGCTATTGGACGCTTGAACAGCTTGATTACCCACCTCCCGATTACGAACGGCAGATCCTTGACGCTCGACGTTCCCAATACTTCGGCCCGAACTATGAGCCACCAGTCCCCTACTTCAACCCGCTCCGATCCCCCAACACCGGTGAAGCCGTCCAACCGATCAACCCCCGCGATTTCGACGTGGCTGCAGCCACTAGGCCTAACAAGGGACCCAGCAACCTGGACCTACCGCCTCTCCAATGGCCACCAATTCCCGGTGAGCGTCACCAGCCTGATCTCAGCGGTCACCAAGACGCCGCAACAGCTGGAGGCGATCATGGCCAGCAAGGCGACCTGGGAACCACGGGGCAACACGATCCACAAGGCCCTGGAGGTGATGGCGCACCAGCGCTTCAACCCCAACCCACCGCCGAACCTGTCTCCAGCGCCCCATGGTGACTACGGCGCCTGGATCGAACCGCTCCTGGCTCACGAACTCTGGAATCGCATCAGCGTGATCGGCGCAGAGGTGATGGCCTACAGCCTGCGCCGCAACGTCGCTGGCACCGCAGACCTCGTGATCCGCTTTGCGGATGGCACCTACGGCATCGCTGACCTCAAAACCCAAAGCTCTGAGCGCTCCACCCCTTACGACACCCGCCCGCAACTCGGCGCCGGCGTCGAAATGATCGGCGACCATTACAAGCTCCTGATCTCCCGCTGCCTCACGCTCTGGTCGCGGCCCGGCAGCTTGGTGATCCAGACGCACACTGCCGATGAATGCCTGCAGGCCTGGCTGGATGTCTGCGAGCAGTACGCCGCGCGGTTCCGCCCCTTCTAGGCCGCTAATCAGCCGCCGCTAGTCCACCAGCGACCCATCCCGTGGCACTCTTGATCCGCCGGGATGGCCCGAATACAACACCCGCAAGGGGAATCAGGGCAGGAGCATGCGGCTCCATCGGAATCCCGGCACCCAATCGCTAGCCACCCTTGACGCCTAGCGTTGGCTAGCCTATTCTCGTGATTACGGGGGCGACCCCACCGCATCCTTCCCATGAACCCTCTCTGCACGGTTCTCCCAGACCTCCCCTCCTCCACCACGGACTGGGCTGAGCGCTACCTCTTCAACAGCGCCATCCTTTCCGACTACTGCCACGAGGAAGAACTCGACGATATGCACGCCACCTTCATGGCGGCCGGCATCCCCTACACCGTCCAGTTCCGCCCCGGCACCCCCGAACCCGAGCCCTACGACTGGGCCGACGAATGCCTCAGCGCAGCTGATCGCAACTCCTTCGCTTGCTTCCAGTGACTAGCCCTAACGAGCAGCAGCTCGCTTTCCTGCTGGAGCAAGCCGTCACCAACGACATCCATGAGGAAGACGCCGCCGACTTCCTCGACGACCACGGCATCCCCTGCTTTTCCCACAACCGTCAAACCCTCATCACCCTCGCCTACCGCAACGGCTGGAGACCCCAATGACATCCCCCTCCCTACCTCCCTTCATCACCCGCACCACACGCCGCACCTATTCCCGCACCGCACCTCTCCAAGCCGTGCCCTCACGTCCGCACCGCAAACCCTCCAAGCCCCAATCCTTCCTTGAGCGTCATGGCGATCTCATCACCTTCCTCTGGACTTGCATCCTCATCGCAGCCCTCGTCTACACCGCCTTCTCTTGAACCGCTGCTAGAAGAACTCACCAACCTCGCCATCAGTGAGAAAGCGATCCAAGCCCGACGCCAAGAACTCCTTGACCTATTGGATCAACTGGTGGAAGCGGGTGAAGCAGAGGAGCAACTCGCGTGGAACGACTGCAAAATCACTCGCCGTAGCCGCAAGTCCTACACCTATCCCGCTCACATCCTTGAGCAACGCGAGCAGCTCAAGGCATCCGAACGACTTTCACTCGCCTTGGGCGAGGCCTCGGTAACCATCAAACACTTCTGGGAAGTCCGCACCTCGTAGTCATTACCACTAATCACCCATGACACAACAACATCCCATCACACCACCGCCGGAGCTGGTGCAGCAGTGGGTTGCTGAAATCTGGCATGAAGGCACACCCGTGCGCGTCTCACTCAGCGATGAGCACATCGCCACCCGCGCCGCCCAATGGGGCGCAGACCAGGAGCTAGAGGCGTGTCTGGACCAACTGCAGCGCTGGGGGATCCAAGGCGTAGACAACCTTCGCAATACCCGCCGCCCCAAACCGCCGAGCTTGAAGGAGCAAACGCTAGCGCTCGTTGAGCAGCACGAAGACGGCTGGCGGCCGTCACCCAAGGACTGAGACACCATTTGCCGCGCATTGGAGCAACTCGATGACTGACTACAAAGCAACCCCCGAGCAGTGGGCACAGTGTGAAGACTGGGTTAGAAGTTCCGTTGTGGGTGCCAGTGATGCTTGCATCCTTGAACTCCGCGCCAGGGTCGAGACACTGGAAGCTGCGGCTCACAAGCACATCGTCGAAACCAGCGACAACATCTTGAAATTGGCCAGTCGGATCGAATCACTGGAAGCCGCCGAACGTGAAACATCAAAGGTTTACCAAATTAGTAAACCGTTAAAACTCGCTTCAAAACAACAAGATCAGTTAAACGCATTGCTGCGGCCCAACTACAGCTCCACCCCTAATTCTTCCCAAATTGGTAGGTCACTGGTGAAGCGTGTAGCACTCGCCATTAGCGGGATTGAGTATGGCTTGGAAACAGATGAAGAAGCCGTCAACTGGTCACCTGAAGCTCGCGCCGCGATTCGTGAGGTGGCAATGTGGATGCGTGAGAATGAAGTCGGTTATACAGCCGCTCGCTGGCTGGAGCAGGAGGCAAATCAATGACTGACTACAAGTTTGTGCCACTGGACACGCTGGAGAATCGCCTTGGCGATGCTTTGGGCTTGGCAATCAGCATGATCCGCAAGCCTGAGACTATCGACAACAAAGCCATGGCTCAGATCGAAGCCTCGTTCAAGGAGTGGTGCGACGGTCTCGTTGATGGAGGACTGCTTGATGACTGACTTCTGACTCATTGGTAAAAGCATTAAGAAGCGGTGGGATGTCACCCCCACCGCTTTCGCAACTGGATCTCACTCCAGCCGCTTTGCTGGTTTCTGATCAGCCCCAGCACTCTAGCACACGGCAGGTATCAGCATGTATTACCTGAAAACAGGAATCAGCTAATACTTGCCTTTACCCCCCCCCCCCCCCGCCTCAAATTCCATGTCTAAACTTTCCCCCGCTGCGCAGGCGGTGCTGGCCGCCTGTGGCTGCCCCGACCCAGACTCTCCGTTTCGACTGGTAGCGCGAGGCTTTGCCGGCGCCGCCCTGCGAGCTGCTGCAGATCAAGTGGTGCCGGCCAACGTTGACTATTTCAAAAGCCTTAACATTCGCCGCAATCTCCTTGCAATTGCTGATGAGCTTGAAGCCCAGTAGTCACCTTCACTAATCACGCCTACCCATGCCCACCAAGCTCAAAGCCTCCTCTCTCCCTGTCAATCTCACCGCCTACCAGCGCGCCATTGACGCCGCCGCTCGCACCGTCTCCGGCATCCCCCGCGCACAACTTGAAGCCATCGTTGCCGCCGCTATCACCGCCATCGGCAAACCAGACCATGACGACAAAGCGGCCTGAATACCAACCCTGTCGCCTCGTCTCCCTCTGCGGTCAATACCTCACCGTTAATGGCACCTTCTCCGCAGACCCTGCCCGCGCTCTCACCGCAGAGCGCTGGTGGATTGAACGCGAACAGCGACGCATCAACACCGCCACCATCATCCTCCGCGCTGGCTGATGATCTCTGACCTCCGACCGTTCGCCACCGACAAGGCCATCGTGGACTGGCTGGAGCTGCGCGAGATCTTCGCCTCCTCTCACTTCACTACTCAGCAAGTGCAGCACCTCTGGCACTGCAGCCAGCCCGCCGCCTGTCGCCGCTTGCAATCACTCGTCAACCTCCAGCTGGTCACAACGATCCAGCGCAGCAACGGCTATCACCCATCCATCTTCTGCGTTGAAGGCTCATGTTGACCTTCACGGTCGCTGGCATGGCGCCACAACCTCAAGGCAGCAAGCGTCATGTCGGCAATGGCGTGATGCTTGAATCCTGCAAAAACCTCAAGCCCTGGCGTTACCTCGTACAACAAGCCGCCGTAGCCACTAACCATCCCACCATCTCTGGCCCGGTCTCCCTCTCCATCGTCTTCATCTTCCCTAGGCCCAAGTCCCACTACAACACAAAGGGCCTCCTCAAGCCTTCAGCTCCCACCTTTCACAGCGTCAAGCCAGATGGCTCGAAATGCCTCCGCTCTACTGAAGACGCTCTCGTGGATAGTGGCCTGCTTCAAGATGATGCACGCATTGCGATCTCCTCGCACACCAAGCGCTACGCAACAGCAGGCGAGCATCCCGGTGCCCTCATCACCATCATCCCCCTCACGGCAACTTAAGCTAGCCAGCCTTGGCACCATGGAACCGTGGTCCGTTGTCGCTGAATACCCCTACACCGGCGAACCCTTCGGCCTCGTCTTCAATGACGACTCCACCATGGCTGAAGCTGAATACATCGCTCGTCAACTCCTCGCTACCTTCCGCCTCACCGGCCTCTACCTCCCCTCCTCCTCACAAGACAACCCCGAAGGCAACTACCTCTTCCTCTTCACCATCGAACCTGAAACCATCTCCCGCATGGGCACCATCTGGGCATACGGCGTAGACGATGCGGAACTCCGCCTGAACGTCCTAGCCTCCGATGGCACGCTCTTCATGCCCTCCCCCGGTTAAACTCCGGCCATGGCTAAAGAGCGCGGACACTACAAACTCAACGCCAACTTGATTGAAAAGGCAGCAAGACTTGCCGCCTTGGGTTGGTCTCAGCGCAACATCGCTGAAGCTTGTGGTGTTGATGATTCCACCTTTCGCATGTGGATCTCTAATGCCGACACTGCGGAGGCCACTGAACTTGAATCCGCGCTTTTAGCGGCTATTCAAGAGGCTGCAGCAGCAGGTGAAGAAGCCTTGGCCGCCAAAATCGCTAACGGCGACACACGCGACGCTCAATGGCTGCTCACTCACTCCGCACGCTGGCGTGATCGCTGGTCAGACGCAGCCGCCACACGACGCGAAGTGCTCAATACCCTCACCACCGTTATCCAAGTCATTCAGCAGTCCGATCTGACACCCGAGCAGCAAGATCAACTCTTGCTCCGCATGCAGGCTGCAGGTCTTGGTGCTTCATATTGAAATCCGCTGATTGGCATCGCATTCGTACTCTTGAAGGGCTTGAGCTTGCCAAAGCTCGTGGCGTGAAGCTCGGGGGGCTGCGCCCCAACACCGCCACCCGCAACGATGCGGCCCGCCAGAAGGCTCAGGCCGGTGCCGAGCGCCTGCGGCCGATCCTGGCTGCCCTGGTGGCCCAGGGGGCCAGCCTCCGGGAGATGGCCAACGCCCTCCACTCGGCCCGCATCACCACGAAGGCCGGCAACCCCCTCAGCCCTTCCACCGTGAAGCTCCAGCTCCAGCGTCTGGGTCTATTGGATTGAAGAAGCATGGTTGCCCCATTGCTTGATCCGCTCAGCGCAGCACGCGCTCAGATTCAGTTAGATCGCAGCTCTGGCCCTGTGGTGCGTGACAGCAACGCCTTGCTTGCTCGCATCTACAGCGATCTGCACCCCAAGCAGCAGGCCTTCATCGACGACACCGACCACAAGATCGTCGCCCTCTGTGCTGGCTACGGCTCCGGCAAAACCCGTGCCCTAGCCGCAAAAGCCGTCAACCTTGCCATTGCTAATCAAGGCTTCATCGGTTGCGTCATGGAGCCAACCGGTCCACTGATCCGCGACATCTGGCAGAACGACTTTGACGACTTCCTAGAGGCCTACGACATCCCATACACCTTCCGGGCCTCACCGCTCCCGGAATACATCCTGCACCTGCCAGGCGGTGACACCAAGATCCTGTGCCGTTCCTTTGAGAACTGGACACGCCTCATCGGTCTCAACCTTGCCTGGTGTCTCGCTGATGAGGTGGACACCGTAAATAAGACGCTGGCGCAAAAGGCATTCACCAAGATCCTCGGCCGCCTTCGCTCCGGTAACACCCGCCAGTTCGCTGCCGCCTCCACACCCGAGGGCTACAGCTGGCTCTACCAGAACTTCGGCACCGAGGAAGCCCTCGCTCGTGAGGATCGGCACCTCATCAGGATGCGGACCTACGACAACCCGCATCTGCCGCCGGACTTCATTGAAACCCTGAAGGCCAACTACGACCCAAGCCTGCTGCTGGCCTACCTGGAAGGGCAATGGGTCAACCTGACCACCGGGCAGGTCTACGACCGCTTCAGCCGCGACAAGCACGTTCAGCCTGTCACCTGGGATGTGGATGAACCGATCTTGCTGGGCGTTGACTTCAACGTGGGCAATATGTCCGGCATCCTTGCCGTCCGCCGTGGCAACACGCTGCACATCTTCGATGAGATCAGCGGTGCCCACGACACTGATGCCCTAGGTCAAGAGGTGCGCCGCCGCTACGGCAAAGCCCGCATCCTCGGCTACCCCGATGCCTCCGGCGCTGCCCGCAGCACCAACAGCTCCCGCAGCGATGTGGCGATCCTTGAGGCCTACGACATCCACAACATGGCGCCTAAGGCCAACCCGCCGGTGCGGGACCGTATCGCAGCGGTGCAAGCGTTGCTGGAGAACGGCAATGGCGATGTGCGTCTATTCGTCGATCCGCGCTGCAAGCGCGCCATTGAGTGCCTAGAGCTGCAGAGCTACAACGACAAAGGCGATCCGGATAAAGAGGCCAATTTCGACCACATGAACGACGCGCTGGGCTACATCGTCCACCGTTGCTTCGAGGTGGGTCGTGCCAGCAGCGGCAAGGCGGTGCGCGGCCTGCGGCTGTATTGACTGGCCCTAGCCAACTGACTTGCACTGGCTAGCCAAAGTGGTATAGTGGTGGTGTGAACGGGAAACGGCAGCGACAGCGCCACCCAATCACCAGACATGGGGCGGACAGCACGCACCCCGCCGGCTTGACCGGCACGAGGAGCGGCTCGGGGAACAGAACACACGACCCGTAAAAACCGAGTTCAACAGGGCCTGACTAAGCCTGCAGCTGGGTTGGCCCCAGCACACCAATCACTTCACTGCCATGACAACCACCCTCGCGTGGGTGGCGGTGATCCTGCTCTTCCCGCTCATCTTCCTGCTCTGGGCTACTGAGTCCCAGCAGCAGCGCATCCGCCGTCTGCACACTGCAGGCCTGAGCCAGACCAAGATCGCCAGCCGCCTGAATATCTCTCGCTATGCCGTCCGCAAGGCGCTAATGGCCTAACTGCCACTTGCGCTAGTGCGACTTGACCGGCTAGCCTCAGGAGACTGAACTGCCCAATAAGGCCGTTCACGCCCGTCCGAAGTGGTGGACGGGACAACCGGGCTCCTACCCCCGGTACGCCCCTGGCCCCCAGCCAGCCACGTACGCCCAGCCGGAAGGTTGGAACCATCATGCTTGAACATCGGTAACGGCTACTACCTGTCGAAAGAGTGGCAACGCCGCCGACAGCAACGCCTTGAACTGGATCAACACACGTGCCAAGGCTGTGGCATCACTGCGTCACAGCTGAAGCAACTGGGTTGGCCCTCCTTGCAGGTTCATCACAAGAACGCAGGCCCACCGGACTACACGTACCCGTCATTTGGCCGCGAGCACATCTCAGATCTTCTGACGCTCTGCTCTGAGTGCCATGACGGCATTACCAATTCTGTTCGGCGCCAGCGATTCAAGTTGGATCCGCGCAAGCGCGTTGATGCGGTGCATGTCGCCACGCCTTCCCTCATGGTTTCACCTACTACTCGTACTCAACGTGTCCAACCTTCCGACTGTTTCAATCCGCTTGCAGGGCGTGAGCCCGCTGTTGTGCCACAACGGGCAGACCGCCGATCCGCGAAATACTTACGCCAAGGCGATGAAAGCGGTGAGCAGCAAGCGCAAAAAGACTGATGCCGATTTTGATGAGCTGGCTCGACTGGAATGGCTTGCTGGCTTGTATCGCTTCGGTGATCAGCTGGTGATTCCTGACTATGTGCTGGAATCCACGATGATCAATGGCGCCAAGAAATCCAAGCGGGGACCGCAAGCTAAGTGCGGCCTGTTCTTTACAGAGCACGCGGTTTTGGAGTTCCATGGCAAGCCTGATGCCATCACGGATGACACGCTTGCTGACATGTTCGCCACCGGCGACTTCACCCATACAGTCGGTGTGCGCGTGAGCATGTCAAAGGTGATGCGGACACGGCCGATCTTTCGCGGCTGGAGTTGCCAGGCTTCTGTGCAGTACGACCCTGATGTGCTGAATCAGCGTGATCTGGAAGAGATCGCCACAGACGCTGGTCGGCTTGTGGGGCTAGGCGACTGGCGCCCTAAACACGGGCGGTTTACGGCTGAGGTTGAGGCTGTTGCTTGATGTGCTGGGCATCCTTCGGGTGTAAGCCCCAGTTTGGTCGGGCCTGGTCTGGTCTGGCCTGGTCTGTCACGGTGATGAGGGGTATGGCAAGCCAAGGCGCGGAGGGGCAAGGGCTGCAGACGGCAGCACGGAGGGCTCCGGCCCTCTCTGCTGCTCTCACTGAGAGCAGATGTGGTGTGACGCGGTTGCGTCTGGTTGGGTCGTTTAGCGCCGGGATGGGTGGGCTCAGGCACGGTTGGGCATGGTAAGGGCTGACGATCTCAGCACTGAGGGCTTTGGCCCTCTCTGCTGGGTTCTTGGAATCCAGTTGTGGTTGGGTTCGGCCGGTTGGGGTGTGGCTAGGTCTTTTGCGGCCAGGCTAGGCGGGTTCGGGTAAGGAAAGGCGAGGGGTAAATCACCTCTCGCCTATTCCAAACACCAGCGGAAAGCTAGGCCTAAAGGCCTGATGTACAGCGCGTTCCCTAATAGCCTCAGCACTGCAAACGTGCTGACAACGATTCGTGATCTGAAGGTCTATGAGCCTTCGGCTGCGTGG